TAAAAATGATGGGAATTATCAATGGAGAATCAAATATCTCTCTACGAATCGTAGATTGGTTTGTGACAAATTACGCAAAAATGTATTTTACGATTTATGATATGCCGATAAAAGAAGGGTCGTCCGATATGTGTCGATTTAAAGTCTACCAAGACTATAAATTGAAATTAAAGGCGTATTCTAAAAAACGATTCGATCCTTTCTGTCGATGGGAGAGAATTACAGTTCCATATGACGAATCCAGTTTTATTGAGACGACGATCGGACAATTGAATTTCTTTAAATGGGCTATCGAGAATCGTATCATAGATTATATTCAAGAAAATTATGAGGTAATCGAAAAGGATATGAACGAGAGAAATAGTACATCCAAGACAAAACAATCTGGAAGTTCTCTCAGTTCATCCAGTACGGATTCATCTGGTGATAATAGTAAAACTCGAAAGAAGCGTGAAGAGTTATCTATATCGGCATGTAAATGTATTAAAAAAGAAAATGTAAAGATTATCGTTAAATTTTCTTAAAGATATATATATTAATCTTACCAAAGCGGTCTCTGATTCGACTCGATATATAGTGGTTTTGGAGTAACCATAGGAGTACGGTCTGCGACCGAAAGAGATGCGAGTGGAGTAATTTGCGGAGTTACATCGGCTTTTGGTTGAACTAAATTGGTCGTTCCAGTTCCTCTTAAAAATGATTCTACATCGACGGAATTGCTTGAGAGTTGTGTACGAGGCAACCATGAATTCAATAGTCCGTTTCCAGGAATATGAGTAGTGATGGCTTGGCCGTTCGGTTGATATAAATAGGCCTGATGCATTCTAGATTGTTCTAAAGACCATTGTTCTAATTGGTAATTTCCCGCAGTATTTTTATTTCTGGTAGATGCCATTTCTATCTTTTTATATATTGATATAAAAAGATTTCGAGAGAATCGAGAGAAACTGTTTCGCAGTTTTTATTTCTAAATAATGAATTTTTGATATATATAAATTGATATACATCAAATAAATTGTAACGTGTTACCTTAATTACTATACGCGACGCCGGCCATACCACTCATGACACGGAGATCGTTGTAGTTAACAGCGTAAACACGAACCTTAGCGGTAGCGGTACCAGAAACGGTAGGGGAAGAAAGGACAAGCTGGAGAACAGCGTTATCAATTCTGGAGAAGTTGCAAGAACCCGAAGGCTGGTGTTCCTCAGGGCGGAGAGCAAACGAATAAAGGTTAATACCAGTATCAGGAGAGCGGGTATGGTGTTGGAAAGGCTGAACCTGATCGAAATAAGAACCCTCACGCTCAGAGAAACGATCCTGTCCGTTCAACTGCAACTTAGCAGTAACGACTGGGTTCTCACCCCAACAGTGCATATCGAGAGCGGTCTCGGCAAGAACGAATGAACCGGCATCAGAGACGGCAGACTCGGCAACACCGGGAGCAGTGAAGATACCAGCATATTCACCAGATGTAACAACATCGGCAGCACCAGGTAACTGGAAGAGACCAGATGTATTAATAACAGCGTTGGCACCAGATGTCTCGGAAGGACCAGCGAATGCGTGGATAGCATTAGGAAGAGCATCGACGGCATCGGTATAGTTGAAAGGCTGAGCACCAAGAGTCTTGTAAAGAAGACCAGTACCGTTAAGGGATGAGCAGTAATCAACATTGGAATCAGGCTGAACAACCCAGATAAGCTCCTTAACAGGGTGGTTAAAGTTGAGCTTAATCTTGTTAGAAGAAGAACCGACAGACTCATCACCAGTAAACTGGAGCTGTTCAATCAAGTACTCGTGGGGGTTCTGTGCCATCTTTCTGCGCTCATCAGTATCAAGGAAGATATAATCAATGTAGAGAGAAGCGGCAACAAGAGATGATTGGTAGGCAGTTGTAACGGCAACGGAAGAATTGGCAGAAGACGAAAGACTAGTAACAGCCCAGAGACACTCACCAAGAGGGCGAATATCAAGGTTAATCTTGACCTCGTGGTACTGAAGAGCAATTAGAGGAAGAGCAAGTCCAGGATTGCGGCAAAACCAAAAGAGGAGAGGAATGTAGAGAGTTGTCTCAGGAAGAGCGTTACGAGGAGCACAAACCTGGGAAGGTCCACCAGTAGCAGCACAAGGTCCAGAAACGGCAGCGAATGTAGGATCAGTAACATATGTAAGCTGAGTAGTATTACCAATCAACTTGAAGTATCCACGCTGTTGTTCAGAAGACATAGTAAGCTGATTCCAGATATGCATCCAGTCACCATACTGACGATCAATTCTCTGACCACCAATCTCAACCTCGACCTGGGCAATAATCTGCTCACCAATATAGTCTAACCATCTAGCATAAACGGCAGAACCAGAAGTAGCCATTTGCTGGTTAATCTCAGGAAGAGTAACCTGGAGATAAGTGCGGTAGCAAAGATCACCATTTCTTGAAATTGTGCAGGTAACACGGCGTCCGAAATCAGCTTGTCCAGAAAATGTCTGTTCAATAGATTCCATGGCGAAGTTAGTATGTCTGCGGTATGAGACCTTCCAGAAAGTTATCTCAGGAGTTCCAGTAAGAAAAACATCTTGAGCACCATAAGCAACGAGTTGAAGAAGAGCACCACCCATTTTAGGTTATATACTTCCTAAAGATAATAATTTCGGGAAAATAGAATAAATCAACTTATTTTATTTTTTAGCAATTTTTTAATTTTAATTTAATTTAATTGTATTATTAATACGATATAGCAGTAATTATTTTTAGTATATGAATAATTAATGCAATCGTGTTATTTTCCTAAACTATTTTGATTTTAATAATTTTTGGATATCTAGATTTGAATGAATGAATGTTTCTAAATATTCAGTTTTAAAGATTTCTCTTTTACCTTCATGTTTTTTTGTAAAAATATATCCATCTGATATCTTTTCTACTTTCCAACCATCATTTACAGCATTCATAACAAAACACATTTTTTGAAATTCTTTATTAGAATTCTTAATTATTTCATCCATTAGACCTTATATAGAGTAGAGTTATTTAGTATTTTTGAGTTTTACGATCAAGTAAACAAAATATAATAATTATATATTTATATAATTAAAAATATAAACCACAAATAGTTATAATATATAATGTATAAACCTCAAATAAATACCCTGGATGAAAAACATAGTGAAATCATGGAGCAATATCATATAAATGAAACGGAAGTACTTCCTAAATTAAAACAGGATATTACTATTCTTAAAGCTAAAATCAAAACATTAAAGGTAACCCAGATTGATGAGTTTATGGATATTAAAGATGCAATTTATAAAAAAAAAGAAGAAATAAAATTAATAAAAAAACAGAAAAATAAGTATCTCTTAGAAAATTCGAAATATATTTTTGACTATTTTGAACAAAAAAAAGATATTTCAAGTGGTGGGGGAAAACAAAATAAAAATATTCTGAATCATTTCTTTAAAATAAAATCTCAAGATCCGTCTAAAACGACCAAACAATATGCCGCCTCTCGAAATCTATATCAACATTATTGGAGAAATGTAAATAATGAAATTACGAATATTCAAGATTATTTTATTCCGTCTGATATTTGTGAATCCTGTCATATCGGAGAAATGATACCACAAGACGAAGAAGGAATCCTTATTTGTAACAATGAGAAATGTGGACAGTTTATTACATATATTATAGACTCTTCGAAACCGACGAATAAAGAGCCACCGAATGAGGTTTCTTATACTGCATATATTCGACTAAATCATTTTAAAGAGATTCTCTCGCAATTCCAAGCAAAAGAGACGACGCAAATTCCCGAAGAAATCATCGAAAAAATAAAGAACAGGATTAAAAAGGAGAGAATTCGCAATTATAATGAATTAAATTATGATAAAATGCGAGAGATTTTAAAGAAATTAGGTATGAATCGTTATTTCGAACATATCCAATATATAAATTCTTTATTTGGGATAAAACCGCCGATTATGAATGAAGAACTTCATGAAACGCTATGCGTTCTTTTTATTGAAATACAGAAACCATGGGCGGTACATTGTCCGCCGAATCGCACGAATTTTTTTAATTATACATATACACTTCATCAATTATGCGTTCTCTTAGACCAAACACAATATCTTCCATATATTCCAATGATGAAAGACCGAGAGAAACAATTAGAACAAGATATGATATGGAAAAAAGTGTGTATGGAATTAGATTGGGAGTTCTTTCCTACTGTATAAAATATTATATATATATAAATAAAATATAATGGAAATACCATTTTTAGGGAATCTATGTGCACCTGCGTTAGTCTATTTGATACTATCTGTTATCGTAACAGCGTTTGAATATACTATACATTTCAACATAGTTATAATTTTAATTAATATTTTATTTATTGGATTATGGACGTTCGTATTAAATTGGATATGTTCAACGGGATATAGTATTATTTCATGGGTAATGATTATTGTTCCTATTATTATAGCCGTTTTTTTAGGAATTTAAGTAATTGACAATATATCAGTAATTAAATTTAATAATAAAATCCTGAATAATATATATAATGGCTAGTCTGTCATCTATAAAATCTACTTTAGGAGGATTATGTACCCCCGCACAACTTTATTTAGCATTATCAGTTATTGCTCTTATTTTTGTAGCTATAAATTCGTTTAGTATTACTACAATTATAATTAAACTTATATTTATTGCTTTATGGACGTTCGTACTAAATTGGATATGTTCAAAGGGATATACCACTATTTCATGGATACTAGTTCTTCTTCCTTATATAATGTTTCTTTTAATGTTTTTTGTAGCATTAGATGTTTCTAATATAACCGCAAAACATAGTATGCACGAGTCTAAACACGTAGAGAAGGTAGGACAAGGACAAGGACAAGGACAAGGACAATTACAAGTACAAGGACAACCATTATCTATCAATTCTATGAATTCTGCTACTCTATAACTAATACGATAAAATAATTATACTATTATTTTATCAACATATATATTAAAGTATGACGGTTCGAATGAAATATAGGTCTCGTAAAAGAAAATTAATAAATAAAACCAAACGAAAACGTAAACAAAAACAACACAATAAACATCCTCTCGAATTATATTCAAACTATTTACATTTAGGAATAAAAGAAGAACCAAACTTAATACCAATCGATTTTAGTGTAGAAAATCAAAATCAAATGGACATTGAAGATCTATCTGCGATTTCCAGAAAAATATTAATAGATACCGTTCATAACTCGACATATTCTCTATTACCGTACTATTTTATGGATAAAAATATTCCAATAAAACATCAAGACGATTATGTAAGTAAATATGATAGCGGTAACTGTGTATTTTTCGCAAAAAAGATATTACGTGAATTAAAACGAAGGGGAATTTACGGATATTTAATACCGGCGACTACATTACAGCATCTTATGCAACCAGGATTTCCCGAGTTTTGTCATTGTGTCGTTTTAGTAAAATCAGAAAACTATTTTATTATTTATGAACCTGCATTTTATGTTTTAGAGCCAATTATTGTTCATATCGACGGTACACTGACTGCATATAAAGTAAACGTATATGAAAAAGAATGGTTGTATAGTTATGATAAAACTATGAATCGAATTAATGTAACAGATAGTGAAGGTAATCCATTACTTTATTATAGTGTAATGAATGTATTAAATCCAACCACTGCAATATCGTATCCAGTAAATATTCATAATAAAAGAGTACCGATTGTAAAATATGATGCGTATAAAAATAGAAAATGCGCGCATCTCTCAATACGGCTAGATACAAAGTGTCTAGAAGGATATCAAATGCCGTTTGATAGTCATAGAGAAGAAGATCAAGATGGATGGTTTCCTAAATTTCCATATAGTGATTTATTGAATGAACCAATCTCAGATATAGAAAAAAAATCAAGAATAGGCCAATGGGTAGGTCTCTCGAATGAACAATGTAATGCACTACAATGTGATAGATCAGATTTAATAGATAAAGTATTTTGGATTATTAAATATCATCACGAATAAATATATTATCGTAAATTTATGATAATATATTATTTATACTAAAGTTATTATACTAAAGTTATTACATCATCTTAAGACCACCGATGAGGTTAATACCGAGACCGGCACCAGCACCTGAACGTGCACTTTGTCCCATAGAAGGAATAAAGACATCAAGAATGCTAAATGTAGCCGCAGCCATTAATCCGATGATTAATACTTCCTCAATATTAAGAGATTTCTTGGGGATAGTATATGCAGCAACACCTACAATAAAACCCTCAATTAAGTATTTTATGGCACGTTTAATAAGCTCACTAAAGTCAAATGAAGCGCTCATGTCTTATATATATTATAGAAAACAAAAAAAATCTGGAATAGAGAATATTAATCACTATAAGAAATAACTTAAATAGAAATTCCTAAAGTTGTATATAAAATGTCGGGGTTCGAACGAAAAAATTTAGAAAACGGTAAACCAAATCCACAATATATAGATTTATGCGATGAAGACCCAACTATTGCTGGACAAAAATTTACATGTCTGTCATTTGTATCTCCCGAAAAAATATTGAAAAATCGTGAAATTTATTTATTTCAACAATTCCTAAAGCAATGGGATTTTAAGAAATCGATGGATAAATTCCATGATTTTATTCAATTTATTTCTTATAAATATAACCTAAAGGTCGATTCACTAATAAATGATTATACTGAATTTATTCAAGAAGAAGGTACTAAACTAAAAACAAACTCGGTAGAAGACGATTATAAAACCTTTTTAGATAAGAATGAAGAGGTATTAACTGAGAGATTTCAGAAAGAGAATCAATTCCAAACATCTGTACGGGGATTAAAGGTACGTGGAGTATATAATTCACAAGAAGAAGCGGAATTAAGATGTAAAAAGTTGAGAGATTTAGATCCAAGTCATGATATCTTCGTGGGTCCAGTTGGTATCTGGATTCCATGGGATCCTGATGCATATAAGACTGGTCGTGTTGAATTTATGGAAGAAGAATTAAACCAACTTCATAAAGAAAAAATGCTAAATGAAGAGAAGGCAAAGGAAGATTTTGAAAAAAGAGTGAAAGATGCAAAGAAAAAAGCAATTGAAGAGAATATTAAGGATGCCCAAAAGAGTGGAAATAAATTAACACAAACCATCGATGAAGATGGCAATCTTGTCGGAGTGAAAGAAACGGTTGATTTTGATTCAAGAACTGCCACTACAGATGAAGAGACGAAGGAATATAATGAATCTGTAGTTGAGAAGGCACAAAATTGATAGTTTATGAGAATCGAATTTTTGGTATTATTTATTTATACTACTAGTAAAAATAAATGAGACATTTATAGATTTATAATCCGAGTATAATATGCCCATAATCCTAGACCAATGAAACATTTCGCCGTACAATCTAAAACATTCATTGTAATATTTTTATATTCTTCATTAAACATATATACTATACCATAAAGAGACCATATAACCGATACAAATGTAAATAATGCGTAATTCGCAAATATATACTTTGGTCTTACAAATGTAACAAATATAATCCAAAACATAAAAATGAATGGTATGAACCCGATCATCATTGCAGTCTGATGTATCATATCTCCCGATTCACCTAAATAGCCAATATAAAGCATCATATAATTTAATAATATAATGACAGCAATCACCGATAGTTTTATAGGTATATTTGTATTTTGTCCGAGAACTAGACAAAGGGCGATAAGCATCATTGGTGTAGTAATCGCCCAATCGGTATATCTCGTCATTGTAATATTCGCCCAATCAATGGGAATATCTCTTCTACTAAATTCTTCTATTTTTTCAACGAAATTCGAATAGAAATATCCTGCGACGATCGATATACACGTTTCTAAATTCATTACATGACGTACCGCGGGTATTGTCGTTCGTAAAGCTTCAATAAATGTAATTGTTCCAGTTGTTAATAATAGAATATATGTAAGCATAAATGAGAACTTCACGTAGTATTGTACTGGATTCTTTTTTTTTTCTTTTTTTTCTTTTGGGTTATCGATACCAATTGGTTCTATCATTTTTGTTAGATATATATATATATATATAATATAATATATATACACGATTTTTCTCGCTATGCGGTTAACAACTTGTATACTTGTTCAATATTATTATAATCTTTTACATCTGAATGATTAATATTATATCCTTTATATATGAAATCACTACATTCAAGACATTGTTCAATATTACTTCTATCTGTAACTGTAGGTTGAATATATTTACCATTTCCAAAATATCCTGCCATAAATGAAAATGAACTACCTGTTGATATTACCCCATCGCGTGAAAAGAACATTTTTGAAAAATCATCCACGTTTGTTCCAGACTCTATATTTACTTTATATCCAATAGATTTTATATACTCTGCTAATTTACTAGTATAAATATCACAAGATTTTTGCTCTTCTTCAGTTGAACCGTGTTTATTATTTGTTAGAATTAATACATTTTTGTTATCATATTGAGAGAGAGCATCTTTAAAATATTTATATTTTTGAAAATGGTAATGATGTGATTTTAAAAATGGTGTATCCGCACATCTAAAATGTATTATAATATTATTAGATTCATGTTTTAAACCACTTGACGTAAGTGAATCTTCGATTATTTTATGAATAACTGGTTTCATAATTGAATGTATTATCTCACTATTTTTATTTTTGAATTCCCAGAATGACAAAGAATCGTATTTTTCATAATCATTATACTTTATATTTTCTAATATTAATTTATCTCGTATGTCACTATATTTATCATAAGATAAAAATGTTGGTAATTTATTTAAGAATAATGAATTGGATGAATTATATTTAAAGTCTTTTTTATTCAAGATAGATAAAAATAGGTTATGATAATACGCTGATAGATAATTTCCTATATTTTCATTTATATTTTCAAATGATTCTATTGAGTCTTCTCTTATTGGTTGTTCTCTAAAATGAATATATATTAAAACAAATATAATAAAACAAACCAATATTATTTTTATCATTTATATATATAATGATAAAAATAATCCTAAACAAAATGTCACTCTTTTCATTTTTCATAATTATATTAACAATTATATTATTAATATTATATATACGTAACTATAATAAAGAAGGTTTTACAAATAATGATGATAATTTAACGGTTGTATCTGGTTATTGGAACGTAACAAATAAATATAGTAATGGTAAATATAATGATTTTTTACACATTTTCTCATTTACACCTTTTCTCATTTAAAACGCCCATATTATATTATATTATAGTATATTATAATATGAAATTTTTGTATAAAAAAAGAATTAATGTAACAAAAAACTCTATTTTTTATTCATTAATAAAATATAATAATGTAATTATTGCTTTTGGAAGAATACATTTAGGCTCGGAAAGAGTGATAAAAAAAATAACGTTAGATGAAAATTTTGATATAATTGAAGACAATAATATTACTTTTAGAGGCGAAGACCCAAGATGCTTTGAATATAATAATAAAATATATGTTTTAGACAATTATTTAAACGATATGTTTTTAATTGATTATGAAAATAAAAAATATACAAAAATTAATATTTCAGGTAAAAATATTTCTTTCATAAATCATAATAATAATTTATATTTTATACATTATATAAAACCGTTTGAATTATATACTTTTGACGTAGAAACCGGTTATATTACAAAAATAGATGTTGATGATGATAAACATAATTATAATTATGAATATAGAGGTGGAACCCCTGGATATAAATTAAATGAAAATGAATATTATGGTTTTGGTCATAGAACATATATACAAGATGACATTTTGAAACACGACATTTTTAAATGGATTGTTTTTTTTGATAATGATAAATTGCCAAGAATAAGTCATTATGATATTGAACAGCCGTGTAATTCAAAAAATATATGTGACCCAACAAGTATAATTGAAATTAATAATAAAAAATATTTAATTACAGCCGAGACAGATAAGCCATGGTTTTGTGAACAAGATTATATAACAAACGTATATGAAATTCAAGAATAGTTTTTACAATTACTTTTTCACAAAAGTGTAAATTAACAAGTACGTATAATTATAATTCATTTTTGTTAGATATATATTATATAATATATAATATAATATATGGCAAAGTTTTCGGGTATTTTTGCTGGATATATTTATATAAGGCAATATATATGAAAGTGAAAGTAAAATATAATTATTTAATCATTATATTTTTAATTTCTATTTTAGGTATTATGGTATTGAATCAAAAAATACAAATATTAGAATATTATACAAATAGTATAAAATTAAATAATTGGTGGGATGATAATGATATTGAATCGGAAAATATATTTCAAACAATTTTACAAGACCAAGATAAAAATATTGAGGTATATTCTGTATTTGGAGAACCGAAATTTAACCGAAGTGATAATACCGTATATATTCAATTTAGTGGAGAGAGTAATTATAAAGACCCTAGTTTATTTGATATAAATTTTATACCATCCAACGAAACCTCAAATTGTATCGTTTTTCCATATGCGGCATTTAATATTCTTCATGAAAAGTTAAGTATAGATTATTTCTTAAATAAACGTATTTATGATACTACACTAAATAACAAGTTTTGTTTATTCGCTGTATCAAATGGAAATTGTAGTCAACGTAATAACTTTTATAATAAATTGTCAAAATATAAGCACATTGATTCGTGTGGAAAACATTTAAATAATATGAATGGAAAAAATTGTCCAGGAAAACATAATAGTCAAGAATTTAAAGATTTCGTTTCAAATTATAAATTTATGATATGTTTCGAAAATGTATCTAAACCGAATTATTTCACAGAAAAACTAATAAATGCTTATTATAGTAAAACGATACCTATATATTGGGGGTGTCCAAATATAGACGACTATATAAATATGGATTCTATACTATATTTAAAACCAGATTTCAGTGAAAATGATGTGAATGAATTAATAGAAACGATAGAACATTTAGATAATCAACCGGATCAATATAAGAAAAAATACGAATCCATCTTTTTTAAAAACGGATTATTACCGGATGAATTTAATATAGAAACTCTTCGTACAAAAGTAAATAAGTTGTTGAAATAATATATATATTGTAATAATATATTAATGAAGAAATATAGTATATTAACTACTATTTTAATTATTTTAATTGTTTTTATTGGATTCCTATTTTGGAAAAATATCGAAGGTTATTCCAATAATATACAAATGTATGTGATTTCATTAAAACACGACGACCGTATTAAAAATATTAAAAAACAAGAATCCAAAATAAATTATCCTATATCCATATTTGATGCTGTAAAAGGAGATAAATTAGATATGAATCAACTAATTAAAGATGGTATTGTTAATAAAAAGTTTATAAACGCCGATAAACAAAAGTATAGAGTTGTTGGGTGTTATATGAGTCATTTAAATCTACTAAAAAAAATAAATGAAAATGATTCTTCTGGATATTCTATTATTTTTGAAGATGATTTTGATATCGCTACTCCAACTTTTTTAAAAGAAGTAAACGAAATTATTGAAAAACTTGAATCAAAAAAAGAAGAATTCGATATATTATTATTAGGTAATTTAAATGAGAATAAAGGACAACAAATTATTGATAATATTTATAAAATGAATCCACAACAAAATTTATGGGGAACACATGGATATATAGTAAATCATTCTAAAATTGATAAAATACTTCAATATATACGAATCATTGATATGCCGATTGATAATAAATATGAGACATTAGGTAAATCGAATCAATTAAATATATTTGTGATAAATCCCGTAATCGTAAATCAACTTCAACAACTACCAAGTACAATTAATGACTTGACGATAGAAACATTTACATCATAATCACTTTAGTTTTTACATCTACCATTTATTTTTCTTTACCGTTATCTGTGGTCCGGAGCTTTTCTTTTTCGATTTACTAGGATCGTATGCCTCTTCCTCATCATCCGCCAGATTCTTTGATATTTCCCAGAATTCTTTGGAACCCAACTTGAAATCGGGTCGGCCTTCGGCTTTGTACCAGAAAATCTGGTCGTTCAGTTTATTCGATTTCGAATTATTATTAATAACTAAGCACTCGAAGTTCTCAGTCGTCTGATCCATTACCGAGTTAAAGGCTTCCAATGTAGGAAACATTGACGCATAGTTCTCCCAAATACGTTTTCGATTTGTCATATACGGTTCTCTTAGAATAAAAACGTAATCTATATTGGTGCGGAGATTAGGGGGTATACCGAGTGGATACTGCATTGTTATGATCAACATTATCTTCCAGTGCCGCCCATTCATAAAAAGGAGACGCATTAACTTATCACGTGTCCAAGATTGATCATATAAACAATCATCTAAAATAACAAATGCGCGAGGGTCAATTGTAGACTTCTTATAGGTTTCGATTTCTTTATTTACCTGTTTAAGAACGGTTTTTTGACGACGTAAGATATTCTCGATTAATACAGTATTATATTCTTCATGAATAAATAATTTAGGAACATGTGAGGCGTAAAATCCGTTTCCTGCCTCTGTACCAGAAATAACAGTACCGATCGGTATATCTTGATGGTGAAATAATAAATCGCGAACTAAGTACGATTTACCTGTATCACGTCGTCCAATCATTACAATGACGGGGCCTTTATTTTCATCGGGTTTAAATGTAATTTCGCGCATATTAAATTTTTTTAATTCTAATTGTGCCATTATACTATTATAAAATACAGATATATGTAAATACGCATAAAATACTATTCTTGTATAAACGCGCGGATAAATGCCTATATTTTATTATTCAAGACATAATATACAACTTATATGATATCCAATTCCTCTAAAGAATCATTTTCTCTCGGATATAAGAAAATAAATGTCCCTACAAAAGAAATTTTAGAACAATGTATATGTTCAGAGTCTTCTGATACATATGATCCGTTTAAAATAACTGATATTCAAAATTATAATCCAATTTATAGAGAGATTTTCCAATTATCAAACAAGAATTATAATTCGATTTCATTGAATCAACCAAAACAATTTATGTTTAGTAATTCATTATCGAATGATGTAAATATCGATGATTGTTTTATTAAATATTCGCCACTATTAGATCCTTTTCGATATTTAACTGGAAAATATAATATAGAAGATACATCTCTCAAAATACTTCCAAAACTCGATGTTGATTCAACACATCCAAAACTTATGAATCCGAATAATGCTTCCTATATAGATAACTTTTTCTGTTATTTAAGTAGTCAACTATTAAATCATCATATATTCCCAAATGCAATTGATTATTATGGTTCTTTTTTAGGAATACAAGAAAAATTTCGACTTAATATTGCAGACGATATCGAGCATCTTCGTGCTTCAGAGTTTTTTATTAATCAAAGAGATAAGTTATATGAAACGGAAGATTCTGAAGAATATTCTTTTACGAATTTTGGTTCTAGAAAAAATAAAGTAAAACTCGCATTCCATAATGAATCAAATATCTCTCAAATATCCGTTGAAAACATTGATACAATTGATATTCCTTCTTCCGAAATTACCGATGAAATTCAACAAATATACGAAAATGACCCTGAAGAAACCGATGATAACGAAACAGACAATTCGTCTAATAATAGTGAGATGAATTATACTTCATCGGATGAAGAACCAGACGAGGAAGACGAATCCGAAGAACAAGAAGACGAAGAAGATGGATCCGAAGAACAAGAAGACGAAGAAGATGGATCCGAAGAACAAGAAGACGAAGAAGAGAAAGATATTCCACTATTCGCATATATTCATAACTTTCCCATACAAATGATTTGTCTAGAGCAATGTAAGGGTACAATGGATAGTTTACTAGATGCAGGTGAATTAGACGAGAATAAATCAGCTGCAGCATTAATGCAAATTATTATGACTCTTATTACATTTCAGAAAGCATATCATTTTACACATAACGATCTTCATACAAATAATATTATGTATGTAGAAACAGATTCCGAATTCTTATATTATCAGTTTAATAAGAAGGTATATAAAGTACCAACTTATGGAAAAATCTATAAAATAATAGATTTTGGAAGAGCAATTTATAAGTTTAATAAAAAAATCTATTGTAGTGATAGTTTTGCACCAGAAGGAGACGCAAATACACAGTATAATTTTGAACCGTATTTTAATTCAAAGAAACCCAGATTAGAACCAAATTATAGTTTCGATTTATGCAGACTAGGTTGTTCTATCTATGATTTTATCTTAGACGAAACATACGATGATGACGATATTGAAATTGACGAATTACAACGTACGGTCATTCGATGGTGTAGTGATGATAATGGTAAAAATGTTCTTTATAAAAAATCTGGAGAGGAGCGATATCCTAATTTTAAATTATATAAAATGATTGCAAGAACTGTTCATGAACATACTCCCGAATCTCAATTAAAAGATCCATATTTTAGACAGTTTTTATTATCCGAAAAAAAAATAAAAGCAATTAGTAGCAAATCTCAAATAATAAATATTGATAATATACCATCATATGCATAGATATATAATAATAAAATAACAAAATCATTTCATATATGTATGAAATGATTGATTGATTGATTTTTTACACTTTGTATTCTAGAAACTTGGTGTATCAGTAAATACTTGCGCGGCAGATGGATCTAATGTTTTTGATTCTGTAATAACGTTCATGAAATCTTTAAATGACCCATTCATATAAAAAACCCCATACGCAGATATCATCGTCGAGCTAAACACGAGTAATCCATCCGTTACTATTTCTTTGAGTGGTTTATATTCTTTATCAATATATTTCATCTTAATAATTTGTAAAACAAGGAAACATGCAGTAGCAAAAAATGCTAATAAAAAAATAGTTTCAGTTTCCATATACATTAATAATCAATAAATATCTTTTATCTTTAACGCATTATAATTCGATAATATCATCTAATAAATTCACATCATCTTGATTTGTTCCGCCACTTTTAGTAGATGAACTTCCCGTTAAATCAAATATATCTAACATTCCTAAATCTATATTCTCTCCAGCATCAATTTTAAGTTTATCAACATCATCATCTTCCTCTTCTAATTTACGTTGCATTGCCCTTTCCATACTAATTTCTTCTAGTCTCTCAATTGTCTTTGGTGCATTAACCGATTCAATCGTTTTATCATCATTTAATACAGAGTCAAAATCGTTAAATGATAGTTTTGTTATAACTTGTTCGTCGTCAATGTTTTTAATAGAAGGTACTGATTCTGGATATTTCTCGTCTGTATTTTCTTTTTCATCCTCTTCATTTTCTCTTTCTTTCCCCCCTTCATTACTTACGACTTCTGCTCCTTTTACTAATTCCGGTTCTTCTACATTTTCGATAATGACTTCCTCTTCTCTCTCGACGGATTCATCGAGATATGCGCGAATAATCTCTTCTGTAGGAATACTCTCTCTAATAGACGTAATAATACAATCTTGAATAATAAGTTCCATCTCTCTATAATACTTCTGTTGTTGTAATGCAGTAATACTTTTCTCAAATAGATATACATTCATATACATTTTACGCGCAGCATGAATATATATTTTATGAATAAACGCATCTAATTTTGGAATAGATATATCAATCTTCTTCTGTTTATTTCCAACACGAATACATGTAAGAACTTTTAGCTGGATTACATGTACACATGTAATTAGATCTTCTAAATAATTACACCCGCTACGTTGTATAATCCGTTTTCGCTCTTCTTCTATAATGACCGCGTTCCACTTGGGAACACGAGATAACAAGTTTTGGAACGTCATTAAATATTTGTTTAGTTCATCTGTATCTTGACACATTTTCCATGCTTCGTTAAAAATTGATTTAATACCTTCAATTACTAAAGGTGTAAAAATACTTACTAATCTAGAACACCATTCATTTCTAGATTCTTGTAAATTCGAAATAACGAAATCGTCCATCAATTATATAAATCCAATGTTTTTTAAATCTACATTTGAACGTAAAAATATATAATCAAACATATATAACATTAATAATCTTTCGCATCTATATTCTGGACGAATCTTATCAAAACAAAGTACGATTCTAGATATATCAAATTCCGAAAATCCTGAATCTGCTGTTTTTATCCAATCTATTATATCTAAACACGAGAAACCATCGTTATATAATTGGATCGATAATTTCACAAAATCGATATGTGAATAGTTTTCTAAAACTGTTCTCTCTAAATAGAGCGATTCTTTTTGTAAATTCTGGATTTTATGTAAATTCTGGATTTGATTTAAAGAATTTACGGACTCTGGAATATAAATTTCACAAAATCTCGAGAGAATTGGATTTAATAATTTATTTTTATCTTTAATAATTATAAAAAATCGCGAATTATTACTAAACAATTCAATACACCGCCTAAGTGCACTCTGTGCATCAATCGTTAAAAAATCTGCATTTAATAGTACGATAGTCTTAAATAATACTCCTTGATTCGACTGAATATTCGACTTTGCAAAAAACTTTAATTCTTCACGAATAAATTTTATACCTTTTCCGTGAGCACAATTCACTAACATGATATTTGATTTCATTAATAATTTATTATCCGAATATATCTTATTTAAGAACCAGTGAACCAATGTTCTTTTACCTGTTCCCGATGCACCATGAAAAATAATATGAGGAATTTTATTTGATTCATAGAATTGTTCCAATTGTTTTTTTATCGGAATGTGAATTTTATTAAAATCGAACTCTTGAATATTCATATTCGAGAGATTTTATTTATATGAAAATATAAAGTTTTTTATATAATTTATTTATAATAGCATTATATAAGAATCTCTCTATAAATAAATGAATGTTCTATTATATTCTGGAATAATATCATTTATTGTTCAACTATTTACGGGTATTTTTGACGTATATGTTTTAATGTTTGAACATAAAGACGAACTATATCTTATTCGCGAACTCTTAAAAATCGAAATCTATGTACAAATTGTTGAAAGTATCTTTTATTTCTGGTTAATATTCAACTTTCAAAATATTAAAAATATAACCCCGAATAGATACTATGATTGGATCATTACGACGCCTACTATGTTATTCACTTACTGTATTTATCTATTCTATCTAAAAGAAACTAGTGTGAGAAACAAATCCGCTCTAGAACTTATCTTACATCATATCCCGACGTTGCTGCCAATATTCATACTGAATACACTTATGTTATTATTCGGCTATTTAGTAGAACTAGGTACTCTTACAACCAATGTCGGAGTATCTCTCGGATTTATTCCTTTTTTTATAATGTTTTATCTTATTTATGAAAACTATGCAAAATTTACGGATATCGGATTAACTACATTCTATTATTTTTCTTTCATTTGGGGATTATACGGTATTGCTGCATTTACTAGTTATAGAATAAAAAATATTTCATATAATATACTCGATCTTTTTTCTAAAAACTTTTTCGGTATTTTTCTAGCATTTATTCTATATCAAAATCGGATATAGGAAAATCTAGGAATCTAATTTTACTAGTTTTACGGTATTTGTCATTGGTATATTTTTGATATAATGGGTTCCATCTTCCCCTTCTAAAACCTCGGTTTTAATACGTTTTTTTGGAGCTCTATGTTCGTATCCTTCGACTTTCTCTTTTTCGATTATTTTCCAAACATTTTCGATTTTTGGTAGTGCAGATTTAAACCATTTCATATTTCTACGAACAAGTACACATGAAAATTCATGTATATACCAGTATTGTGTTTCGTATAAAACCCATTCTGAAGCGATTTCTTCTTTTACGCTATCTATCCAACTCTGAATACTCGGTTTATCTAAAACAATATCTAATGGCATGAATCTATACAATGGAGTTACGTTTTCCGAATCCTTACGTACAAAATAGAGGACGATGCCTTTCTCTCCATTTGACCTATTATCCGCCCAAAATTCTTCTTCTGGATATTCTTTGAATCTTGTTTCTATAAAATCGCATTCGTTTAAATTACACGTCTCCATCTGGACTTGCATTTGAGTCCAATATGCTTCACTTGGAATATTTATATCTCGATTCACTATATTTTTTATTTCTATCATACGACCATATAGTGGGGAATTTGGATCACAATTGATTCCATCAGGAGATGCCCCTATAAATGGGTATTTATGATGCGGAATACAACCAAATTCTTCAATCTTCGTCTTATACCGAAATTCGTATAACATTACGGTAAGCCTTTCGTATTTTGTACCCCAGTGGGTAGCTAGAGATGTATTTACGTAGGTAGTTGGCCGTTCGTCTATAATATACGGCTTACATTTTTCATAAATAAGCGAATTTATATTCGCATCTGAACCGAATACCTTATATATATTACTTGCGGTAATGAGTCGACTACGAAACTCATACCATTCGCTACTCCGTTGAACGTATTGAGGAATCTTTCTTAGAATATCCAATTGTTTCGTTATATTTTTTATTATTGTTTTAGAAAGAGGGGATAATAGTATAGATAATTCTGAACGAGGTGGTAATTCGTTAATATCTAAATATAGTTCGAATGTATTTTCGACCAGTTCTTGAATTGATTCGAGTATATTAGTATCATATTCTTTACAAGTTTCTGAGAGAACCAGTCCTTCAAAAATAGAATGGGTTATTTCTGAAATAATCTCCTTTTGGAAATCGGGTTTTGCGAATCGTAGATATTCTTCAGGAGAACAAGAGAATAATTCGTCAATCTGAATATGGATACTTTGTTCGATTTCTTCATATTGATCATCGGTAAGTGTTGGTTCTTGATCCTCTTCTTCATCGTCCTCTTCTTCCACCTCTTCTTGTATATCTTCTTCTTCTTCTACTGTTTCATAGTCAGAATCTTCCTCGTTTTCTAAAACAAGATTTTCAAGATTTTCAAGATTTTCGTCCATTTTAATAATATATAACATAAATTTATATATTGTTTTTGTATCAATTTTTTACTTATAATGAGAATTTATATATATCATAAAACATAAAAAAAGGCGGGTTCCCCCTCCATTTTTTTATGTTTTTTATGTTTTTTTTATAGATAGAATGACCGTCCTTTTTTATTTTCCTTATTATTTTTCTAAATAATAAAGACGGTCATTCTCAATGAGTTCGTCTATTTTACGCATATATTCTTCGTCTTCATCGTCCTCTGCGAAAATGTTTTCGTAAGAACGACGGTCATTCTCAATGAGTTCGTCTATTTTACGCATATATTCGTCTTCATCAATGAGTTCGTCTATTTTACGCATATATTCGTCTTCATCATCTGTATCATTATCAAATATTGTCTTTGTAATCTCGATTTTGGATATCATCTTCATATTGCTTGCTTTATTGATTGAATACTCAAATAAATTTAAAAAAAAAGTATTTCAATTTTCTCTATGGTGTTTTTTCTGATTTTATTTTTATAATCTATATCTTTATACCAGTGCTGAAATAAAATGTATCAAGTGTTTAAATCGCCACAGTCTCCACTGATTCAGAAGGAGTCTGGGTTCTGGCGCGTTTATGTCGGTGATAACGTTCTCTAGCTTTTTCGTTGAGTTCTTCTCGGCGAGCCGCGCGATAACGGCGTTGATATTCTGTATTATAATTACGTTTAACACTTCCTCCTGCTGCTATTGTGGTTGGAGTATACTTGCGTTTAACACCTCCTCCTGATATTGGTTTTGGATTCTCCACCTTCTGAGATAAACTATTGACAACAACTGGCTCATTAATAATTCTCTCAAACGCTAGTCGTTGAGATTCCGACAAACGAAAACATGAATTCTCATAAACCATTGGCTGTGTCTCTGGAACAACTACATTGTATTGTAACTGAGAAGGGATTCTTATTACAAAACCATCATTATTCTTTAGTATATCAACTGCACCATTAGTGGTTAAAGTTAAACCGTCAAGAGTTACAACTTGAGTTAAAATCTGGTTGGACATCATATTATTATTACTTGCTTTGATCGAATGTTGAATGTTTAGTGTTATAATAAATAAAACGAATCATTTCAATTTTATAGACTTATAGAGGATTACTTTCTGATATAGAAGCAGTAGATACACGTTTGGGAGTGAGAGATTTCAATGTAGACACTCGTTTACTATCCATATTCTTTAAAGTAAACATTCGGTTTAAATTATTAAAAAATAATGCTGGAATCGAAGTAATCGTACCTTTTTCTTTATCATAAAGTACATCTTTCGCCTTCTGTAATTTACCTTTATCGAGAGATTCACTAAAGAATGATTTTAAACACTTAATATCTTTAGCAGGAAAACTATTTTCTTTTCCATATTTCTCCGAAAATTCATGGAGTTTTTGAATTTTAACTGTTTTATCTATTTTATTCCATGCATCTTTCTTATTCTGTTGTTTTTCATTTTCCAAAAGAAGATCTAATGCGGAGAATGACGATTCTTCTGTATCGCTATGAAGTGTACCAGATACAATCGATTTATATTTCGACGAGTTTAATACTGTATTTTTTTCGACTGGAGAAACCGGAGTTTCATCTTCGTTAGTAAATATTTTCGTAGTAGGAAACATAGATTAATGTTCTATTCTTTAAATAGTATATAATATAATGTTTATCTCGTTTTATTAATATATGTTTTAGAACTTCGAATTTTAGTAAAAGAAAACATATCTAAAATATAAACCAAGAGTTTGAGAGAATATGGATATTTCGATAAATTCTGTACCAATAAATTCTATAAAAACCTTAGAAATCGACCTCTCTCAAAAACCGAAACGAAAGTCTCTGAAAGAAAAAAAAATAGAACCAAAAGAGAAAAAGAAGAGGGTTATTACAAACCATTTTGCATGGAAATTTACAGATGCGGATTTAACGGATGAAAATCAGTGGAAATTATTAAATCAAGTATATTCCGAATATAATGAATGCGAGAGAATTCATCGATGGATAGTCAGTCAAATTAAAGGTAAAATATATGGATATTTGGGACAAGATGCAGAAAAAGGAGAGAAAATTGTCGATCCAGAAACAGCTATAAAACCGAATCTCTCAAATATCCTACAGAAATTAGTCGATTCTAATATAAAATGTTTTTATTGTAAAGAAAAAGTTCGAATTTTATACGAGTATGTTCGAGATAATAAACAGTGGACTCTTGAGAGAATCAATAATAAAGAGGGACATCATATTAATAATGTAGAAATAGCATGTTTAGGATGTAATTTAAAAAGAAGAACTATGTTTCATGAAAGATACGTGTTTACGAAACAAATGACGATAACAAAATTGATTTAAAATACTGAAAACTAATAATACAATAACTGTTACATATATAATGAATAATTCAAAAATGAGTAAAACTGATCTATTAGAAAAATGTAAAGAACTTGGCATTACAAAATGCAGTTCCAAAAATAAATCGCAATTAATAGAACTTATAAATTCAAAACAAAAACTACCTCAATGTACAGATGCAGAATTAAATAATATATCTCAAATAAAAAATATAGTAGTTTCAACTGAAAATAGTATTGACGTAACAAAATATACATTTATTGAAGTATGTGCTGGTGGAGGCGGTTTAAGTGCCGGATTAATTAAATCTGGATTTACTCCTGTTTTATTAAATGATAATAATAGCGATTGCTGTAAAACATTAAAACATAATCATCCAGAAGTGAATGTAGTATGTGAATCTATGGATAAAATAGATTACTCTCAATATGTGAATAAGGTAGATTTATTAACTGGAGGAGTACCGTGTCAATCATTTTCACAAGCAGGTTTAAGAAAAGGTCTGGATGATCCAAGAGGCGATTTAATGATGAAATTTATTGAGATTTTAAACTCGATAAAACCAAAAATATTTATGATAGAAAATGTTAAAGGATTATTAACGCATGATAATGGTAAAACTATACAAACAATAATAGACACTTTAAACAACAATAATCTATATAATATTAGTTATAAATGTTTAGATTCGTCGAAGTTCGATGTACCTCAAAAAAGAGAAAGGGTATTTATTGTAGGTGTATTAAAGAGTATACTGGTATCTTTTGAATTTCCTAACGAAAGTTCCACAAAAAAGGTGTTAAAAGACGTTTTATATAATGTTCCATTTTCAAATGGAGCAAAATATAATGAAGAAAAAATAAGATTATTTAAAATGATACCTCAAGGTGGTTGTTGGGTTAATCTACCCGAAAATTTACAAAGGGAATATTTGGGAAATAGTTATAATTCTGGAGGAGGAAAACGGGGAATATTATATCGTTTATCTATGGAAAAACCGTCATTAACCTTATTATGTACACCGTCACAAAAACAAACTGAAAGATGTCATCCTTTAGAAGAAAGACCACTGACAGTAAGAGAATATGCCAGAATCCAAACGTTTGAGGATAGTTATGAATTTATTGGAAGTTTGAATTCTCAATATAAACAAATCGGAAATGCAGTTCCAGTTGAATTAGCAAAATATATGGGTCATTCGTTATTAAAATTATTATAATTATGTATATTTATCAATCGTGTTTTTGACAAAATCGATTATTAAATCGGTATCATCGCCTAGGATAAATTTAAGAAATGCATATCCGACATGATGATGTAGTTCGACTTCATCGTGTAATATTTTTTTTATAATACCATCAAATGTTTTTTTTTCAGTATCTGCATTAATATTTGCGTAAATACAGATATATTCTGGATTATTTCTTTTAAATTTTGCTAATTTATCAAGGTTTGATTTTTTGGATGATGCATTATCCGTATTAGTTCGGTTTTTTAATTCAATTGCAATTTTTTTAGTATGAGATAAAATATCTAAGCCAGTTTCATGTCCTATTTTTAAATTAATATATCCATTATAATTTCCTAGAACCTCTTGCCAAATTTCGCCAATTTTCATTTGTCGTTGTTTTTCTTTCAATACAATTAATTTATTTGTTTTTGTCTTTTCTGTATCTAAAATATCATATGTTAATACATCTTTTACAGGTCGCAATAAAATATTTTGAATCCTAATATCCAATGATTCAAAATATTTGCTCAAACTAAAATCAGTCATATTACTATTCAGCGATATTGTATACTATTATATATGAGTATGAGTATCTAAATTCAAAAATAATATCATTCAATTTTATCAGATTACCAACTACCAATAACATCCATTTTCAATCGATTTATAATTCTCGGGTTTATATTCTTCTGGAATATCTGTAATCCAATATTTATTCACTGGCAAATTACTACAATCTTTCTCTCTCTTACTTAATATTCCAAAAATCGTCTGTATAGATCCCCCGATATAAATTGCGTCTTTATTTAACTCTTCGTGAATACGATGGCATAGCATATGTCCATATGCTCCGCAGCCTAGTAATGCAATATCGAAGTCGATATTTCGAATTTCTTCAAAAACAGCATCAAGTGTTTCAAAATAATTCCGGTGTGGACCATTATTTAAAAAACAATATGGGAATTTTATAGTAGATAGTCCAGATAACGTGGGAAATCTCTCGTAAATCTTATAAACATTCCCCGAAGAGTATTGTGTTTGAATTAACCCATCAAAAGACGAAATAGCTAATACTTTTCGACCCGACATTTTATCGAAAATACTGTCGATTCTATCATAGAATTTAGTTCCATTCATTAATACTAGATTCTGAATATTAAAATGTGTTTCAAATGCAGATCTAAAATATTTAAATAATTCCATCGGTAGACCATCATGGACATAAACCTGCGTCTGTTCACAATTAGCAATAGATATCGATAAATGTTCTAGATATTTAATATAATTTTGATTTAGTGCGGTTACATCAAAATTAAAATAAGTTCCTTTAACCGATTTATCATAATATCCAGATGTAGTATATAACCAATTTACCATATTTAAGATAAAATTTGAAATCTGTTTTTTAATATCTGAAGGGAGACTCTCTCCGTGATACCTAATAACGTAAGTTAAAAATACTAATTCGGTTTCAGTCATTCCTAAACGTACAATCTTCATTCTATTCTAGTGAATAATATAAATATTTTAGAATATTTTTTATATTATTTGAGAGGTGATTCAATATTCGTTAAAAATATCTCCAATTTATCTAGAACATCTTCATTTGATATATCTACTACAGATGAATGAATTATCTGAGAGAAAGACACATCTTCAATTAAAGAAGAAGGAATAATGGATTCACATTGATTAATGATTTGAGAGAAAGACACATCTTCAATTAAAGAAGAAGGAATAATGGATTCACATTGATTAATG